ATCCACCAAGGTATGCACGAACCTGCATATCGCCAATGTTTCTTAGAACATAAGAGACACGATATACAAGAACTGTCTGCTTGAAGAATGAATCGAAAAGATCTGTGCTTACTGCTCGGAACTGTTGGGCTGATGCATTCCTTGAGAGGAAGCGAGTCTTTCCAGATATCTGGCGGAAGGCATCGAGGTCAGGCCATTTAACAAAGTTAGCCAACTGAGAGTCGAGTAGTGGGTCAAGTGGGGAAAGTTTGAGCTTCTGTCCATCGATGATGTGTTCAACGGTTGAGGCTGTATTTCCATCAACTTGTGCCAAAAACCTTCTGTTAGCATCTTGTTCCTTCTTGAATACTCGTGCTGCATCATCAAGAAGTTTCAACTGCTCTTCGGTTAGATTCGGTGCCTTCTCTTTGACCAATGACTTGATCGTGTCGATGAAGATATTGAATCTTTCGGTGGATGTAGTCGCAGACATCATTGCCTTGACTGAATCCTTTTGTAGACTTGGAGAAGCCTTTAGGAATGGCAATGTGTCATTCATCTGACGAACAAGTTCATCAACATCATCGAGATGGATCAAATTCTTAGTAGGTGCAAATCGACCTAGAGGACTGTCCTTAACCTTGGCAAAACCTTTAGCGGTTACATCAAGGAAGAACTTCTCAAACAATGCATGGTGCAACTTGAGTGAGTTTGGAGAATAAATTCCAGACTTGAACTCTAATGCACGAGACTGAGAAGCAAGACCAAGACGAGTACCTGTTGAGATATCAAGACCTGCTTCACGAGCAAGGATCTGTAGAACTTCTTTCTCAGATGTAGCAGCAGCAAGTCGCTTGGCTGTATCTACTGTGAGATCGCCATTGAATGCTCGCCAGACATCATAGAAGTCATCTGGGCCAAAGTGAACAGCAACCATCTTTGCAACATTCTGACCCAATGGGCCAAAGAATGCCTTGGCTGCTTGCTGATAATTGAGAAGTGATTTCTCACCGACAGACATCAAACCAAACTCTGCTTCAAGAGCTAGTCGTTCTGCACCCTTAGTCTCTGTGATCTTTTCAAGTAGAGCCTTTTGCTCCTTGATTCGATCTTCAATCATCTTGAGGTTATCAAGATAAGACTTGTTAGCCTTGGTATATTCTTCGTTAAGTAAAACCTTAACCTTCTCAACTTCAGAAATCTGTGTGTCGAGGTTAGCAATCTGTTGCTGAACAGTAAGTCGAGGTGTCGCTGCTGCTTCAGTAAGTCCTTGAACCTGCTGGGTAATACCCATGCGAGTTGTATCAGCCTGTAGACCAAAGTCACGAACATCTGGAGATGCAATGGCATCAGCCTGAAGACGAGCAAAGTCTGTCAACTTAGCATCGAATGGATCAACTGTTCGTGGGAAGTAAGCGAATCCGCCACCACCCATACCACGAGTTGCACCAACATTACTAAAACCTTGGATACCTGATCTTTCATAAGCCAGATATAACTGATCTGTAACACCTGCTCGTTGAGCTGCTGCTACTAGATCTCCGTGTGTTGCACCCGGTGTATCGATAACATCAAGAACATTTTGAAGTTTTGCTTCTTGGATACCTGCTGCTGTTCCAACATCAATGAGATTGGATCCAATTTCGTTACCAACTCGAGTAGCCTGTGGAGAATCTCCAGCCTTGATAAGACCAGACCATTTGATAAGTCGTGGCTTTTGCTTTGCAGCAACACGAACGACAACATCTGCACCATCACGAATACCCTGAGTTGCAGCTCTTGCACCCTTCTTGAGTGCTGCTTCTTCAACTGTGTGGATAAGTCCGGGAGCCAACTGCTCTTGACGAGCAAGAGTTTCAGCAGACTGAGTGACTACATCAAAACCTTTATCGAGAACGCTTTGAACTTCTGCTGCACGACCAGCATTGTTGAGTTCAAGACGGAATGCGATTAACTCTTCAGCCTTACGCTTATCTCCAACGAGTGCTTCAGATCGAGAAGTCTCAGACTTGAGAGCAGAGAAAAGATCGTTACGCTTTCCAGCGAGGTCACCATAGGTAGCATCGAGTAGATCTGAATCCCACTTTGCTTGGTATACAAGATCTCGATTACGAGATAACTCTGGAAGCAATGCTTGGTAATCATCTTGAAGTTTGATCAAGTCACCTTCGAGCATACGAAGATCACCAGATGCAGCCTTCTTACCTGCACGAACCTTTGCAAGTTCTGGCAATGTCTCTTCTGCTTCACGAGCCACAGCCTTGATTGGAGCCTTCTTGGCTTCGGCTGCACGAGCTGCTGCCTTAGGGCCAATGCGAAGTGTTACACCAAACTTACCTGCTTCTTTACCGATCTTGAGTAATCCAACACCGGGAACATAAGTCAATGGGTCAGCAGCAAGGTTAAGTACGAATCCAGATACTGCTTGGAAAGTTCTAGCAGCCTTAGTTTCTGGATCGTCAAAGAGTGCTTGAGTAAGTCCTGTGGAATAAGTCCAAGGAACTCCACCCTTCATCTTTGGGCCAGCAGCAATCTTTGCTGCAAGGAGTGCCTTACCTACTTCAGAGGTTACATCTGTTCCAAGAAAACCAGTACCGACATCAACACGACCAGTTCTAAAGAACTGATTAAGTGCTTGACCAGTTTGTGTCTCGTCAAAAGTATTTGAAAATGGTCTACCTGCTACAGCATTACGAACGCTTGCTTCGAGCATTTCGAATGGTGTAGACAAAAGCATGAATGCTGTACGAGTTAGTGGTGCAAGAAAGTCGGCAGGTGATCCCTTAGGTGTCTTGTTCTGCTCACGCAACTTAGCAGCAGCAGCCTTGGCTGCTTCACGCTGTTGATCGATGAGTGCTTGACCATCCATGGTTGCAGCAGCAGTAGCTGTGTTTCCATAAGGAATTGCACCAGATTTAGCAAGACCTATAACTACACCCGGCGAAGCATTTGGATATGCCTTTGCCATTCCAGCAACTTGCTGTGCAAATTGTGGGTTGAGGTAGCGGCTCTCTTGCTGCCTTCTGTAAACATCATATTCAGGAGTTCCGGGTAGTGGAATGTTTCCAACTACACTCGGCAGACTTCCTGTACCTTTAACTCCGCCGACTCCTGCCATTAAGCACGACCCTCTGCCTTAATTCGCTGGGCAAGTCGAGTGAGATCTGGATCTGGATACAGTTCTGCCAGCGACATGATCAGTTGAGCAGTTGGGTCTTGTGCCAAAGGTGGAGTTGGTAAAACTTCAGGGCCACGACCCGGGCCAAACGATGCACCATCAGTAATAGGAACATCTTTGTCTGGATTAGGTGTTGTAAGACTTAGTGTTGGTCTCTGAACTGGAACAGCGTTAGCAACTGCACCCATCTGTTCAGCAGAAACTTCAGAGGCTGCAAGGTTTACACCCGGTGCAGTTTGCAATGCCATGAGTTCTGAACCCTCACCGTATGCTCCACCCGGGATGTACTGAGCTGCTTGTCTTCCTGTGTACTCAGCCATCTTTCTTAGCCTCCATTTTTTCAATATCCTTGGACAACTTCTCCCACATATAACGCTTCTTTGCTTCGTTCACGGAATGTGAATGTACGATTCTTGAGAGAAGAGAGAAAAATTCTGTAAATGAAACGCTGATGCTGTACATCAATGCAACAAAAGCGTAAAGGAAATCTATCTTCTTAGCAGGTCGGGCTAAGATAAACATATCGTCTATGTCATCAAACTCTTGATCGTGATCCATAGCCCGACCTTTCTAAGCGTTATTAACTAACTTTCTTTCCACCAGCTTTTGCTGGCTTGCCTGTTTCACCAAGCTTCTGCATTGCAGACTTTCCCTTTGCAGACGAAGCACCCTGAATAGGGCCCTTGACTGGTGCTGGGGCTACTTTGCCTTTCTTGACTCCGAACATATTTCCTCCTTGTTCGTTTAAGCGGCCCCAGTTAGGGCTGCTAATAGTTGTGACATTTGCGGAGATCCGCCTTGTGCTAGATCTGTCCGTCTTGAGAACTGACCGGGGCCAGCCACCATTTGGGAGCCAGCGGCCGGGGCCGCTCCCGGAACCATACCCATCATTTCAGGGGGTAATGGTTGCGAAGCACCGGGGGCCATCGCAGTCGCCGCTGGCTGTTCCTGCGGAGCAAATGCTTTAGAAACAATCTGCTCCAAACTTTCACCCTTTTGACGACCTTGGATAATGTCAGCGATTCGTTTAACCGCTTCTGTTGGGTCGCCACCTTGTGTTGCAAGCATTGGAATAGCCGTTGCATATTGCGATACGGCGTTGCGTAGAGAGTCACGAAGATCTTCGATATCAACCTTTTGTTCTTCTTGTGTGACATTGATAGAGAATGGAAGATTACGGCGTAGGAAATCACGGCTGATGAGTTTGTCACCACGAAGTTGTAATCCGAAGATAGCTGCACGATTAGGATCAAGTCCAGCCATGAGACCATACTGAACATCTACGGTGTAATCACCCTTGATGTCACGAGATGGTGTGTAGTTTAGTTCGAAAGGTGTACCGTCATCGGTTCCACGAATAACTTTTCGATCATTAGGGAAGACTTTCTCGTCTACCTCAAATGCAATACCGATGAGATTGATTAGGAATCTAGCGAATACTGC